GTTAAAAAATTGTAAAAATAATTCAATATAGAATATGCTGATCGACCTTCAATCATTAAAGAACCATCTTAACATAGATTCATCATTCAATGATGATGACGCTTATATCGAGTCACTTGAAGAGGTGGCTGAAGAGATCGTGCAGAAACATATTGACAAGAGTTTTGAAGATATTATTGGCGAGGAAGGGGAGTTACCAAAGCCCCTTCTTCAAGCCATAAAACTTATAGTAGCAAATCTTTACGATAACAGAGAATCTGTAGCATATTCTCCTACATACGAGGTTCCAAACAGCCTCAACTACATACTTAGTATGTATAGGGACTATACCGACGCAAATATCTAATATATGAGAGCAGGATTATTAAAAGAACCGATAGAGATCTGGCGTAAAACACTGACAGTCAACGACTACGGTGAGGAAACAGAGGAATGGAATAGTATATATAGCACTAGAGCTAGACTATTACATGACGGTGGATCACGAGTTATAGACAATCAGCAAGTATTTTACGATCACGCTAAAACGTTCCAGATTAGGGAATATGTACCAGTTGACGACTATGACAGGATCAAGTGGAATAATAAATTCTACAGAATTCTGAATATCGAGCCAGATACTGCAAAGATGCAACAAATAATTAAGACAGAACTTATCGATGATTAATACGTTAGATATAGGAAAATATATACACAGCGTACTTACTGACGCAAGCTCAGGCATTACGTGCAAATGTAATCCTCTTGTAGCAGATAATGATACAAAGTATCCTTTTATCGTGTATAGAAGAATGAACTTAGTATCATCTACGTGCAAGGATGGCGTATTTCAGGATGAGGTGGTGATGGAGATTATAGTAGTATCTAACAAATACAGTGAAAGTGTAGATATAGCTACTAAGATAAGAAAACGTCTTGAACGTCAAAGAGTTATATATAATGATCTGGAGATAAATGATGGTAATATCATCATGGCTACAGAGGAATTTTCAAACAATGCCTACGTACAGCGTATGCAATTTGAATTTAAAGTTAAAAATAATTAAAATTAAATAGAATAATACAATGGCAGCACCAACTATAATTCAGGGTAGAGACCTTATGCTGTTTAACGCTGATGGACACAGCTACGCTTATGCTACTAACCATACCTTTACAATGACTGCTGAGACCAGCGATGTGACTTCAAAGGATCACGGTAAATGGGGAGCAAGCGAGGTTTCTAGAGTAACTTGGGAGATCACTTCAGAGAATCTTTACACTACTAGTGATTACGATAGTATGTTTGAACAGATGACTGCTGGCACACCTATCATGATCAGATTTGGCCTTAAACAAGCACCTTCTGATCCAGACATGGTTCCTGCTGACGGATCAACTGCACTTCCTTACTGGACTTCTCAGAATACATTCTATCAGGGTAAGGCGTTGATTACCAGCCTTGTAGCTAACGCTAACAATGGTGAGAATGCAACCTATAACATTACCCTTACTGGAGTAGGTAAGATACAGAAGACAACGATTAACTAAACGATATTTTAATGGATAAATACTCAAAGGGCTATGAGCCTAGAGAGGCAGTAGAATAGACCTACTGCCTCTTTTTATTTAAAACAAAACAACATATTGATTATGCAGATTACAATCAACAAGAAAAAGATTACACTGAAGTACAGTATTAGGGCTATGGTTATGTATGAAAACATGGCTGAGAAAAGCTTCAATCCAAAGGGAATTACAGACGTTCTTACATTTATGTATTGTATAGTAGTATCGTCAGCAAAGGACTATTCTATTACCTTTGATGATTTTCTTGATGCCCTGGATAAAGATCCAAATTTGGTGAATGAATTTGCCAAGTGGCTTACTGACAATTCAAACACACAGGCTGATTTCACAAAAAACTAACAACAGGAGGCGATGGAGAAAAGCCAAAGCTTATGTTCCATTACCTCCTGAATGTAATAGTATTTCAATTCAGAGTAGTTAGCCTGGAATATTTTTTTGATGAGTGTACGACGTGGGAGCTGAATGATATTTTGGAAAACCTTCCTTATATGGATAGAGCATTGTGGGAAACTGCCAGACTTAATGCTTACGTGGTAGCACAGGTGAATTCAAAAAAGAAACTTACACAGCAGGATGTGCTGAGATTTAAATGGGAGGATATGAATAATTTCATGAAGGATGATCATATTATAGAAATGTCAAATTCAGATATTACAAGACTACAGGAATTGTCAAAAAATTTTGAAAACTGTAAATGGGATGATGTAGATGCCAAAGAATAGAGCTATATACGATTCAAGGGATCTTGAGAAAGCCTCTGATGAGATTCTTAAGAAGGTAGACAGGGCGGTAGTCGCTGCTGCCTTCAAAATACGTGATGAGATACGTGACGATTTCAAAAAAGACATTACAAAATACAAATATGCCACTTCAAATTATTATAAAATGGCAGAAGGTATAATGGTCGGAAAACTAAGAGACGGATACGTAAAGATACACGCATTAGGATCCAAGGAGAATAAAGGCGACTGGAAGGCCAGGTTCTTTGTAGGAGGTACTATGGTAAGAAAGAATTCAAGAGGTGACAAGGGACTTATTGAATATAATAGCGCAATAGACGATGGTATGAAAAATGCTAACACTATCCTATCAACATACGTAAAAAATACACTTAATAATTAGATATGCCAAACTTAACAGCGGTCATCGGAGCGGATACCAGTAAATTTGTAGCTGAGATGAAAAAGGCTAAGGACAGCCTTGATAAATTCATGGCTCAGACAAAGAAGACAGGTAATACTTCAGGTGTTGCAAATGAACAGGTAGCCGCTTATCAGAGAGTAGTTAACAGCCTCAACAAAGTTGCAAGTGGTTCTATGGATACTGCAAAGGCTGAACGTACTCTGAAGAAGGAAATAAAGGAATTAAAGATACAATGGGCCAATCTTAACAGTACGGCCAGGTCATCGGATTTTGGAAAGTCAATATCGGAATCTTGCAGGGTTGCCTCTGCACAGCTTAAGACGTTACAGTCGCAGATGAGACAGGCTGCTAATGAGGTCAATAATGCAAAGGCAAAGATGTCAAAAGGAGGCTCAGGAGGCGGCGGATTTGGGCTTGACGGACTATTAGGCGGACTAGGCAAGGGAATGGCTATGAAGGGCGTTGCAATGGCTACAGGAATAGGTAGCGTTGCAGTAGCTGCTACTCAGGCCGTTGATGCACTGAAGGACGGTGCTGTTGCTACTATGGGCTTCAACAGTAAACAAAGTCAGCTACAGGCCGTTACAGGAAAGTCAGCTGGAGAATTACAGGCACTTACAGATCAGGCACTTAAATTAGGTTCCACTACACGATATACAGCGTCAGAAATTGCAGGCTTGCAGATCGAGCTTGCTAAATTAGGATTCAATCCTCAAGAAATTGAGAATATGACAGTCAGTGTACAGAATCTTGCTACAGCTACTGGTGCTGATCTTGCTTCTGCTGCTTCACTTACTGGTGCTTCACTGCGTATGTTTGGACTTCAAAGTGAAGATGCAGGAAGGGTTGCAGACGTATTTGCAAAGTCATGTAGTGCTTCTGCACTTAGCTTTGATTATCTTAACAGCGCAATGTCTACAGTAGGTCCAGTAGCAAATTCTTTTGGTATCTCTATCGAGGATACAGTAGGACTGCTTGGTGTGCTTGCCAATGCTGGATTTGATGCTTCTTCTGCTGCTACAGCTACTAGAAATATCATACTTAATCTTGCAGACTCCAACAGTAAATTGTCAAAGTCAATAGGCGGGCCAGTAAAGAGTGGTCAGGAAATGCTTGTTGCACTTAAGGGACTTGAGAAAGGAGGTACAGACCTTGCTACTGCACTTGAGCTTACAGACAAGAGATCGGTTGCTGCTTTCCAGACAATGCTTCAGAATTCACAGTCAGGATATGAGCTTATCGATGTACTTAATAATTGTAGCGGTGCTGCACAGCAGATGTCTGATGTTATGTCTGACAATCTTGAAGGTGATCTTGCTGGACTTGGTTCTGCATGGGAAGGCTTGATGCTACAGCTTGGTGGCGGTCAGTCAATACTGCGTACACTGGTACAGGCTTTGACAAAGGTAATACAGAAGGTACAGGAATGTGTAACAGCTATTACAGAATGGGCTACAAACCTATACGATAACAGCGTAGTTGTAAGAGCCATACTTCAGGCTATCGTAGTTAATTTTGAAATGTCTTTCAATGCTATAGTATATGTAGTAAAAACGGCAATGAACAATATAAAAGGGTTCTTTACCGTAATAGGAAAGGTACTTGAAGGTGATTTCAGCGGTGCGGTAGATGCCTGGAAGAGTATGCTTGATACCAATATCAAGAATACAAAGGAATTTGTCAACAAACAGAAGACAGTTATTACAGATGCTTGGGACGCAGTAGCTAACGGCAGAAAGAAAGATGCTGAGAAAATTCTTGACAGTGCTCCACAAAGCAGTGGTTCTGATTGGGATGAAAGTAAGATTAAGGCACATAAGGCAGTTACTGGAGATGATAAAGGTAAAGGTAAAAATAAAAAGAAAGATCCAGCAGAAGGATCGCTTGGCGACTTAGAGAAGAAGCTACAGAAATTAAAGGAGGATTATAGAAACGGTTGGGATCCTAACCTGAACTCAGAAACCTTCTTACAGCAGGTCAATGCACTTGAAAGCCAGATTAAGGCAAAGAAGCTTGAAATGGGTATAGACTTCATGCCTGGATCGCTAGAGGCACTTGAGGAAGACCTTGCAAAACTTAAGAGAGACTATAATAAAGGATGGAGACCTGATCTTGATAGCAAGGCATTCAATAAGGAGCTTAAGAAAGCACAGAGAGCTATCCGTAATAAGAAGATAGAACTTGGACTTAAGGCTGAATTCACACGAGAAATGCAAGATGATCTTGCACACGAGATTAAGGAAAAGGAATATGAATTATCAATAACAGTCGATGAGGACTCCAAGAAGAAGATAGCTGAAGACCTTGAAAAACTTTTACATATGAAGGCTCAGGTTGATCAGGTCGTAGGTGTTAAGGGTAGAGTTGACGGTATTCTTATCGATGAAGGTGAGCTTACTAAGATAGGAGATAAAGTTAATTCTGAATTCCAGAAAAAACTCTCACAGAAATACGATCTTATCCAGTTCCCGCCAGATCCTACAAAGGGCTTGACAAAATGGAGAAAGAAAGCCGAGGATATGTTAAGAGCTATGGAGTTCTATACTCCTGAGCTTAAGCTTGGTACAAATGTCCCTATTAAGGGCCATTCTCTTGCAGATCAGCTTGCTTATGAACAGTCAGTTGTAGAAAGCTTGCAATCAGCATATGACAAATACATATACGATCTTCAGAAAACTGCAAATCTTACAGATAAAGAGACACAAATTGTACGTCAATATGTTGATGTAGCTGCCGACCTTTCAGTAGCATATGAAAACTGCAAGAATATTAAGGAAAAATTAAAACAAACTGGTGGTGAGTTAACAGAAGAGGATCGTAAACAGATAAAGATAGCTACAGAGTTAGCCGCAAGAACTAATGAATTAAAGGCTGATTATGATAAACTTGCAGCATCAAAGGAAAACTTCTTAGGCATATCAGACGCAGACATAGCAGCGATAAGAGTATATAAAACTGCGTCAGCAAATGTAAAGATATTATCAAATGAATACAAGAAAGCGTCAGACCAGGTATATGAATTCAACCGTAAGGCTATGATTTCAGAGCGTACTTGGGACGCTACAAAGAACGGTATATCTATAATAGGCGACCTTTCTTCAGCAGCACAGAACTGTGGTGGTGCTTGGAAGAAGATGGGTGAGGACTGGGATAAGATGACAGCCTTTGAAAAGACCACAGCCGTTATAGACAACACTATAAACTCAATCGAGTCGCTTATCAGTATCTACGAGAAAATAATGGATACCATAAAGCTATTTGGTGAGATAAGTGAGCTTGCAGCAGCTAAGAAAGTAGCAGCAGATGCAGCAGTTACGGCTTCTGGAGAGGCACAGACAGCCGCAGAGACAGCTAATACAGCAACTACTGTAGCTAACACTCAGACTGAAACGGCGGCAAAAACAGCAGCATTAGGTATTGACCAGGCTAAAGCACTGTCAAGTGCTACTGCTTCTGGTGCTGCATTACCGTTCCCAGCTAATATTGCAGCTATTGCAGCAGGTATAGCAGCAGTAGTCGCAGCCTTTGCAATGGTATTCTCTGCATTTGCTGAAGGTGGTATTGTAGGCGGAGGCTCGCATGTTGGTGATAATCAGATAGTTAGAGTTAATTCTGGTGAAATGATTCTCAATGGTCAGCAACAAAAGAGGTTGTTTAATCTTCTTAACGGTACGGGATCAAGAAACGGTAATAATGTAGGAGAAGGTGGTGAAGTAACGTTCCATATAAGAGGTAATGACTTGTACGGAGTACTCGCTAACAGAAACAAAAAGGTATCTAAGATCTAATGTTATACATAGGAAATTTCAGAACACTCAATGATGACTTAATTGAGGTAAAAATTATAACAAACAATAACACAGATTCTTCCACAGAGATTATCTTTGCGGGAGAATCCCCTGTTATTATAGCACAGACATCACAGGATGGTATTTTTACTCCTATAAAGAGTAGATCGTGTACAATCACTATAGTATCAAAGGAAGAATATTTTGATATGTACTCAGGTACGTCACATGGTACTAAAGTTGAGGTTACAAACATAACAAGAGATAATGACTGCCTGTTTTTTGGGTATCTTACACCTTGTCAGTACAATCAGCCGTTCAATTATCTTAATGAGATAGAATTAGAGGCTGTTGACGCTCTATCAACGCTAAAGGATTTCCGATATACATACGTAAACGGAAATAATTCTAAACTTGTACTTATAAAGGACGTTGTAAAGAGATTTATCAACGATATTGCTGGATATAACGGTAACATTTATTTACCAGATGAGCGTCTTAAAATGGCTTCAGAACGTAATATGGGCTTCACTATGTACGAGTCTGTATCAGAAGAGGCTTTCATGGATGACGATGAAGGTAGAGAATGCTATGAAATACTTGAGGATATTTGTAATTTCCACAATCTTTCAGCAGTTCCTATAGGTAAGAATGTATGGTTCCTGGATTATGAGCTTATATCAAAGGTTGGTACTACAAATAATTCAGATCTTAACAATCTAAGATACTATAATCTGAATACTAGCGGGTATATAATGATCGATGACTCCAGCGTCAATATTGTAAAGGAAAATTACGCAGGCGATGAGAATAATCTTGAGATGGATACCGTCTATAATAAAGTAGCTATTGAATGCGATACAATAGAAATAGATGAGGATGATCTTGTGATCGATCCTATTGATGAGGCTAGCTCTGCAACCTTCTGGAATGCCATTACCTCCGACATGCAGAGAAGTGACGGACAGTTATGGAAGTCCATTACACGTATATTTGAGTATGTTCATGGATCATATCTTCCTTCTTATGATGCTAGCACAAGATGGCAGACGATTTCAAACGTTAATTCTACATTCCAGATGTATGGATTTAAACTGACAGGAAACTTTACAAACAGACAGA